TCTCTATTTGCTCTTCCATGATAACCCTCCATCACAGGTTTTTTGCGCGATCCTACGCGAAGTCTCGTCTATCCGAGTGTCTTAGTTTCCCTTTGCGCGGAGGTCGCCGCCTTTAGCCGTTTTCGGCTTCTGCGTGTCCTTCTTGATCGTCTGCGGAGCCTTCACCATTGCGCTGGATTGGTTCGGGATCTTGTAGTTGTTGTCGTCTCTATGTGCCATGCGTATCACCACCTTTCAAGGTAGACTAATATAGGAAAACCACCCCATTAGGAGTGGTTATACGCCCTTTGCCTTTTGCATCAATTCCGCTTTCATTTCGGGAGGCAGTTTGTTGTACATCTCCCTAGTAGGTCCATCTAACTGGCCCACTTGATCATCGAATGATGGCGGTTGGTTTGCTGCAGCCGCCTGCATCTGCATTTGTGCTATCTGCATTTCCTGTGCTTGCCGCTGTCTCTCCTCGACTTGCTTGCGAATCTGCTTCGCTTGCGGGAAGTTGATCGACTCCATGATCATCCAAAACTGCCCAACATCGATTGCCCCGGCAGCAAGCATCTCCTTGGCTTGGTTGAACATGAATATTTTGTCCTTCGGCAACCCCTGTGAGCTGTCGGCGCTGATAATGAAATCGGTGTTGTAGAACAATTTACCCTCGGCATCACGCATCAAAAAAGCGTACTTGTCGAAGTTCTGCGCCATGTCCTGACCGTTCTCGTCTTTGGCGATATACGGCCTCAACTCGTCATAAAACGCGAGTTTGAATTCGAACATGATCTCAAACAACTCTTTGTACGCTTCAAATTTATTCGACTGCTTGGTCTGTAGCCTTCCGCTGGCTTGCTGTACTTGAATCTGCTTGGCGACTCCACTCTTAGCCGTATCGTCTTCCTTGCCCTGATAGGCATCGGTTATGCCGAGCATCGATTGAGCCTTCTTGTAGGCATCCTCAATCCACATCATTTCCTGCGTGATGTCCGCGACAAGGTTCTCAATTCCGAATACTTGCTTCTGTGCGGCGGTCATCTTTACGATCTGATAGGCTTGATCGGTAATGGTGACATTACAATCTTCCGGCGCAGTGACGATACTGCCGCTTCGGATAACCTTCTCTTCTGCCTTCGTCACGGCCTTCTTGATGGTGTCCTGCTGGTCCCGTATGATGTCGATATCGCTCTGACCGAGGAACGAGAAGTTTTTCGGCACATTAACCCGGATCGCAAACGGGTAGCGAGTCGGGCAGAAATGCGGTATCGTTTCTCCCGGCATCAGCATATCCCCAGTCGCCAACTTGACCGGCTCGGCTAGGAACATTTCTTTCTCCGCTACCGTCTTGAATTTATTCGATCCGCAGCTTTTGCATGTCGCGGTTTCCTCGTAATAGGCGATATCCTTTATTTCGTTGCAAGATTCGCACCGATCATATCGCCGGTAGAAGAATTTCGGCAGATCCTCGATTACCGTGTTGCCCACCCACGAAAACTTGCTGATATCGCCGTCTTCGTCCTTATACCAGCAAGTAACCTTCGTTACCGTTTCCCCGTTGTGGTTCTGATTCTGCGTCGTGTTGAGGTACAAGGAGGTGTTCTCCGGGTACTCTTCCTCGGAAGTCGATACATCTTTTCCGGTGTCCTTCTTGATCTGGTCCTTGGTCATCGACTCCAGGATGAAAAAGTAGTCCATCTTCTGAAGCTGGTAGATACCTGGCTGTGGAACCAATTGCTTCGGATGCCGGTGAATTAACTCGATTTCCCCGCGGTACAATTGGTGTTTGAAATCTGGGTTCCATGCCACTTCGACGATGGATATCCCCTGTACCGGCGTTATGCGCTCGTTCATGTCGTTGATCCGCTCGATACGCAACTCTGAGAGGTCGTTCGCTATGCTGTCCTCGATCATGGACGCGAGAGCCGAGTATTCCGGCCTCTTGCTTCGCACCGATGGTTGCGGAATCGTCGGGTCTGCCATCGTCTCCACGAATTCGAAGCAGATGTTGTACACGTTGTTCGCGTACTTGGCCGGGAGTGCCTTGCTATTAATGTTCGCATCGACACCACGGGAACCAAGGTACAGGTATTCTCGCTCGTTCATGAGGTCTAACGGGTAGTTGGCTTGGGCGACATGGAGCTTTTCCCGCCATTTATGAAGGTCATTCTGCTGGTCTACGTCCTTCTCCGCTTCCTTGATCGCGTCTTTCACCTTGTTCACTGTGTTTCTCACCACCTTTGCGGCTACCTTGATTGGTTTGAGTAGGTCCATATCATCAACCCGCCTTTATAACGCCCCATTTTCTAAGCAGATACTGCCTTCGCTCTGCCGGAGCGTTCCAGTAATCCTCTTGCAAATCCTGCGGCAGCTTCGATATATCGACTTTCGCCTCGCGCTCGACATCGTATCGTTGCTGGTAACGTATCTGATAGGTGATAGCCAACCCCATGATTAAATCGTCGTGTGCACCTTCCTGCGCCTCTGGACGCCCGTTCTCGTTCTTGACAAAGGTTAGCATTTCCTCCAGCGTCTTAACGTCGTAGATAAGCTCTGACGACTCTTTGACGATGGTCACGAGGTTGGCAATGATCAGCGGACGCGTAACCTTGCCGGTCATGAAGCCGAAACGCTTCTCCAGCTTGTGCGTAAAGCTATCCTGCGCCTCTCGGACATACATTTTCGTGTATTTCCACTCTTCCAGTTTCCTCGTCGGATACGTGGAAAAGTTAACCTCAAGGCCGATCAGCGCCATGTTGTAGTGCCGGCCTAAGCAGTAAATCTGCTGCGTATAGTCAATCTCATCGTACTGCTGATGTAGCCGCGCCACCTGTTTGCCTGTCGTATTATCGATGACGTGGGCGCTGAAATAGTCGCTGCCCTCGCCCGCTGTGTCGCCGCCAAGCACGTAAGGGAATTTCCCTTTCACATCCTCATACATCTCGATAGCGCCGTCATCGTCTGATACCCACTTGATTGTTTCTTCCCGCGGCTTGCTGTCATCGCCTGCCTCAAATACAAAATAGCCGCGTTTGAGCGGCTTGTAGTCTCTGAGGTATGCGATTCGTTCGGATACGATCCGGGCCGGGAATATCGTCTTTCCAAGTACGCCCCATTGTCCAAGCGCGTAGACCTGGTAAAAGTATTCGTCCTGCTCCTTTAGCGACTCCAGCGTCTTTTTGTACTCGTCGTCGATGAATATATTGTCCTTGTACGTGGAGTGGATGACCTTCGAATTGGCTTTCTTCACGTCGAAGAATACGCGCTTGAGCCAATGCGTGATATCAATCGGGTTAAAGCTGATGATGATCTGCTTATAGTTCCGCGTCTGCCCTCGGAGACGAAGGTCAAGCTGCTGGAAATCCTCCTGCAGCATCTCGGACGCTTCCTCCAGCCACATGCCTGTAATCCCGTGTATCGACTTCAGCTTCTCTACGTCATCCAGACCGGCGAATATGATCTGATTCCCGTTGACACAGGTGATGTCCATATCCGACTTGTTGACCTTGAACAGCTGAGACAAGCCCCAATCGGCTATTGTTCCACGAAGTAAGGAAAATACCGAGTTACGAATCGTATTCGCTACCTTCCGCACTACGAGGAACTTGTGACCTTTCTCCTCCAGCATGCGGATGATGATCTTCTGAGCCGCACCTACGGACTTACCGGAACCAGCTCCGCCGTAATAGATCAGATACCGGGAACGGTCATCAAGCAACGGGATCGCCCATGGGTTCATCAAATCTTCTACGTCGATATCAATCCTCACCGGCTTCATGCTGCATCACCTTCTTGCGGTTGACCACGAATGATAGTTCGCCGCTGTGTTCATGCTCCTGTTTATCACGCCACGCCCCTGGCCTGCGATTCTTTAGCCAGAAAATAAGTGCTGTCGTATTCGGATGAGCGACTTTGCGCAATTCGATCGGTTCGCCGGTCATCTTGTTTAGTTCTTCCTCGCGGTACTCGTATCCTAGCGCGGCCTTAAGAAGCGCATTCTCAACCATGACGTCGACAACCTCACGCCCATTTTTTAAAGCGTCCGACAAGTCCGAATAATTGTTTTGATAATCACATAGCGTTGACTTTGCAATCCCTAGATTATCCGCAATCTGTTCCAGCGTCAGACCATCCCGAGCCCACGCCTCAATCAGCAGTAGTTTCGGTTGGACGTGCGTTTCGTACTTGCTCGGTCTAGCCATCGTCATACACCACCATTCATATACATTTTGTATCGCGTTTTGATAGTTACTTTATCGCACGAAAGTATAATCCCGAGTTTTCGAGCACTTAAGATACATTCTGTTTCGTTTTCAAATCAATCCCATGTTCCATTGCGCAATCCGTATAGCCTGAGTCGATCTTCATGCTTAAGCACTATTTCTGTATCTGTTGTACCCAGATCATCGTACCGATCTTGCAGACATTTACTATGGGTAATAACAACGAGTGGTTTTTCTTTTGCACTTATCCACGTGTCCGTGTCCATCCCGCAGAATATACATTTCATTTCATCACGCCTATAGGTATCTCCTATAAATTATCTATCACTTATAGGTGGCAATTGGGCGACAAAAAAGAGCCTATATCGCTAGGCTCAGTGGGATTGGTCTATTTTTGTATTGTTTGATCTTTCGCTCGGCCCTCGCAATGAACTCCCGAACCGATGCACGCGAAATACCGAGCATTTCTGCAATCTCCCGTTCACTGTACATGCTTCCGATATGACGTTCGTAGCAATCTCGCTCCCGATCTGTCAGCATGGATAGGATGTATTCGAGACGTTGCCAGTCTAGTTCCGACTCAAACTTTACAGGCTCAGGCGGTTTCATAAACCGTTCGATGATATCGGTAGGTACCTCGCGCTGATAGGCCGCTAACCGTTCGACTCCGCGCCTATTTCCCGGCCTACGCCCCGTTTCTAGCCACTTAATTACATAATCACAGTTGCTTATCATGGATCGCAGTAGAGAGGCATCCCGGTTATCTGTTACGGTTTTTAGTGCGTCTTGTAGCATTTCTTTTGTTTGCTGGTACGATGGAATGTCAGCACGATAGGGTATATCGTTCATTCTGTATCACCTCCGCAACTTCAATTACTTTTGCTATATAGAACTTGGTGCCACTTTTTATATTCATCTCTTTGCAAATGTTCTTTTCGGACTGTACCCAAGCATCAAATGTCGCTTTTGCTTTCTCGTATGTGTCAAATTCTTCTACACTCGCATCGTTCTTATCGTCACATACGATCCATTTTTCCACGGCTATTCTACCTCCGCTTATCAGGTGCCTCAAATCCGTTGTTCAACATATCCAATGCCGCCGCGTACCATCTCGTCTCGTACTGTTCCTTGGTTTCCACTAGTAGGTTATGGTCAGAATCAATGGTGACTACCATATTATTCTTTATGTCCTCCAAGGAAGCGAACGACCGTTGTATATCCATACTCTCCCTCCGCTGTGATAGTGGAGAGAGGGTTATAATCCCCTCCCTCGGCTTCCGACAACATGACGGATACGGTACGGCCCCCGGCTTCGCCTAGGCTGATTCGGTCGACTCGGTGGCCTGTCGGCTTAATTCAGTGCAGGTGAAGGCCCGCCAAGCGTTGTTCCAACCCGCTCTTTTTTCCACTGTTCACGCTCTGCCTTCGCTTCTTTCGTGTGTTGCCACAGGTTGTTTGCGTCCCAGAAGTGTTGCGTCAGCCGGTGAAGTTCGTGAAGTTCATCCACCGTCAGCCTGATATCTCCTTCGCGGATCGTTAGCACCACTTCATCATCAGCGACTCGTCCGATTCGGATGTTGTCACTAGCCATCATTTTTATCATCTAGGCCACTACCTCCCAATCCTCTGCGAGAATGTCTGTTTGTGACGCCAGCCACCCAACAACGACCGAACCATCAGCCGCTTTCATGTCAATATGGCCGTTTATTGTCACCGTTCCGGTATGGTCCCCGCACGATTCGCAGTCCTTTAAGTGGGTATACGCCTCATTTCTCAATCTGTCCTTGTCGACCAACGTACCACGGACCAAGTAGATAAACATACCTTTGCCATTCCATCCCTGGCGTGCAACACGCTTACCTTGTTTCAACGCTTCTATCGCTTGTCCGAAGTTCATCACGCCACCTCCAATTCTCCGAATACTTTTCTCATTAGCTGTTCCATGCCTTTTTCGACATTTGTCATACGCGCTTCGAACTCCGCTCGTGGTACCGACTCTGTATCAGC